ATCCGTATCTGCGCCCGCAATCCTTCGATACTCCGCTATCAGTTCGGACCCCGCTAACACTCCTCACACCGTTGTCAATGCCAATGACATCCTCACTTTGGCTTACGCTGCGACCAACTCTACGTTGGACTTGAGCAACGCTACCGACGAGGTGGTGGCTAAGACCACGCAGTGTAACTCCGCTACCTACACGAGCATCGGAGCTCAGAGCTGGAGCATCCAGGCCGACGGTTTGATCGGTACCGAAGACCGGGACATTGCGGGAGCCGAATCTTACGGAACGGACATCTTCGATATGTGTAACTACGGTTACTACGTACTCGTCAAGTACACGTTGGACATCGACAATGACCAAGAAGCTGGATCTGACGATGAAAACATCACCTACGTTGGTCAGGGCATCGTTGAAAGCGCCAACATCACCGGAACATTTGATTCCACTTCAACCTACTCAGCCACGATTCGCGGCTATGGTAAACTGTACAAATTCAACAACTAAAAACTAGAATATCATGGCTGTAATCAATGCTAACTGCGTAGCCATCTACTACTACGAAGGGACGACGTCTAAGCGTCCCGTGCTCGACACTACTGGATCCTCATATACCGATGGAGACTTCGTTGTCAACGGAGACGAATTCCAAGGTATTGCCACCGGCTCCACTACCCTCACAACCTCCCTCACCCTTGTCGGCGCTGCCACGAACAGCGTCATCGAGGTGAGCAACGCTGTGGAGAACGTCGCTCGCGACGGAGCTGGGGGTATGCTCCAGCAGACCTCACAGACGTGGAGCGTCCAGGCGGACGGTTTGATCCAAGACACCAACGACGCTGGCACCGACCTCTTCAAAATCGCTCGTGATAAGAAGTACGTCGTCGTCAAGTGGTCCGTGGGTGAATCTGGCTCTACCGAAGAATTCATCGGTCAGGCTCTGATCGACACGGTGACTCTCACGGGTTCCGTAGATGAGATCGCCAACTACTCTGTCTCTCTGACAGGCGTTGACGATATCTACTACAACGACACACCCTAATTGAACGGGGGCGGTGGTGTAGTTGCCACCGCCTCCTTAACCTTTAATACAACCACACATGAACCAACTACGAGGCGAATTCACCTTTAAGGTGGGCAAAAAGAAGTACGACGCAGTACTCACTCTGAACTCATTGCGCTTGATGTGCCAGCACTTCAAGGTACCCATTGACAAGATCCAGGACTGGATGGGCGAGGACCCCCTCACCGCCGTTCCTGCTTTTTGCTACTATGGCGCAAAGAACGCTGCCCTCCGCAAGGGGAAGAAAGCCGAACTTCCCGACTTCGACGTCTGGTGCGCCCAAGCACTCGATGACTCCGACACGCTTGATGAAATGATGAAAGCTGTGTCTGCTGCTCTGGGTGCCGATGACGAGGCGAAGGCGGGAAACTAAGTGGCTCTTCCTCTGAGCAGGAAGAGATTACTTGGGAAACATTGTATCAGGCAGCCCTTGACTTTGGGCTGCTACCCGATCAGTTCTGGAATATGACGATGCGGGAATTCATCTGGTACAGGGAAGGATATATGGGAAGACTTCGGAGGGACTGGGATCGAACCGCATCCATGATGGCCTTGTTCGCAAATGCAAACGCGGCAAAAGGTAAGAGGTACGGTCCTGACGACTTCAACCCATTCTCAAAAATGAAGCGTAATCAGGGAGGCGTCTCTTCTAAAGAAGAAGCTGAAGCACTCCTGGAGAAAATGAAAAAGTTCTGATATGGCAAGTCTGTCCACCATAAGCCGCCTGTCGGCAATTATGACCCTCGACGTAACGAGGTTCATGACGAACTCCGAAAAGGTAAGCGCACGGCTTAAAAAGCTTAGGAGTGAGGCAGTATCTTTCGGTCAGGGTTTTTCACGAACATTCTCTCTGGCCTTTGGTCTCGTAGCAGCCGCATCTATCAAGACTGCAGCCGGTTTCGACCAGTTGCAAGCACAGTTGCAAGCTGTTACGAGCGGCCAGGGATTATCGCTCCTAGAGAGCGAGGCCAAGAGACTGGGGCGTACCACGGTCTTTACGGCTCCGCAGGTAGCCAACCTCCAGCTTGAGCTTTCTAAGCTCGGTTTCGGAACCTCTGAGGTTGTCGGTGGTGTAGAGGCCGCCACACGTATCACGGCGGTATTCGGAGGTCAGCTTGTTAAGACAGGTACGACTATCGCTGAGGCTGTACGTCAGTTCAGCAACGAGAACCTTAACGCCACCCGCGTAGCCGATGTTATGGCCGTGGCATTTAAGGAGACGGCCCTGAGCACCGAGAACTTCGGTCAGGCTATGAAGAACGTAGGTTCGGTAGCCAACATCACGGGCAACGACTTTGAGACTACCGTGGCGCTCTTGGGTCTGCTGGCTAACGCAGGTCAGAAAGGCGGTATTGCAGGTACTCGACTCAAGGGGGTCATGATCCGCTTGGGTAAGCAGTTTGGTGTCACGGGCAATGAATTGCAGCTCCTTACTTCCGGGCAGCTCGACTTCAACCAGTTGATCGAGATCTTCCGTAACAGGGCTGGTGTTGCAGCGGCTGTTATCTCAGAGATGGGAGAGGAGTTTGAAGTCCTCAAGCAGAAGCTTTTGGATTCTCGCGGCGCCGCTGCCGCAATGGAGAGCGCACTGAACGATAGGCTCTTCTTCTCCCTCAAGCGTATCGAGGCAGCAACGGAATCGGCGGGCATCACTATTGGTGAATCTTTTGGCCCAACATTGCTCAGTGTTGCTGATGCGTTCCAGGACTTTGCTGAGTATCTAGAGACGGCTGACAAGGGTACCATTCGGATGGTCACATCTATCGGTACGTTCCTCGCCATTCTACCGCTCGTTGTGTTCTTGGTTACTCAGGTCGGTACTGCTCTTGCGGCCACCTTCCTGAGCGCCCCCGGCATCGTCCTAGCTACGGTAGCCGCTTTTGTTTCTCTGGGGATTGCAGCTAAGGTTGAGTTGGGCAAGACTGTCGGCGTCCTCGAAAAGTCTAGACAGGGATTCATTGGCGTCGCGCAGGAGTTGGAGAAGTTCGCTTCTGACGGCGCGGAGGAACTCAGGGGTTCCTTGGAGATTCTCAATGAAGAGCTTGACAAATTAGCTGCAGACGATAGGTTAGGCACCGTCGAAAAAATTGAGGCGGCTCAAAGGCTTAGCAAAGCCATCGAGGATACCTCAGACACCCTGAATGGTCTTGAGGATTTCGGGACGCAGCAGCTTCAGCAGTCTTTTGAGCAGTTCACTAAGGTGGTGTCTCGCAATACGCGACGCATCAATAAGAACCTTATCGAGCTTCGCGATATACAGGAGCAGGTAGCCGATCAGTCTGAAAAGGTCGCAGCGGGCTCGCCTTTGGCGTTTGGTCAGCAACTTCAGAAGCAGCTTGATAGAGATGAGCTTGCTCGGTTGGAGGGCGTGGAGATGGGCCTTGTCTTGGACAACGCAAACAACCGCGCTGAAATAGACAAGTTCCTTGAGGTGGTCGAAGGTAACATCGACGACCTTGACTTGAGCTTGTTTAGCGCCGAGCAACTTGCGGCTCAGGAGACGGCTATTGCTCAGACGCTGGCTAAGATTGAGAGTGGCCTTGAGACAGCTCAAGGTCAGCTCTCTACGCCCATTCAAAATTTCTTCACGAATTTTGGGGAGAGGTTCAACTATGACAATCGCTCAACGCTTCGCTTCTTTAACTTCATCCTATCTAATGAGAAGGAGCGAAGAAAAATCGTTAAAGAGGCGGCAAAGGATCAGGCCCAACTTCTTAAAAACAGGCTCGATGAGAAGAACATTGAAGCCATTATCACCGAGCTCCTAGCGGAGCAAGCTCTCCAGCAAAAACTCCTGGCCACATTCGCAGAGGAATCCAAGCGTCGTGCAGAGGAGCAGCTAAAGGCAGCTAAGGAGGCACAGGCTCTTGCCTCTGGGTTCAGCTCTGTGTTCAAGGACAATAAGGCAGCTAAGGAGTCTATTGAGGCGTTCGCAAAGCTGAAGGATGCCCTGAAGGATGTCGTTGGT